AGACCCATAGATGCCTTTGACATCCCTGTGCGACCTTCCTTGATCTCGTCCAAGTACGCAAGGACAGGGAAAGCAGCTTGTCCAACAAATGGTGTCACCAAAGGCTGCACCATATTCGGAGCACGCGCACGAATGATTGCGCCAGTCTCGTTGTTTAATGCGTCGTCAATGTTGACCTGACCCTCAACGATGACGGTGCGCGGATGGATCGATTGCGCCAAGGAATCAAGCGTATTACGCATGACTTCTGACTTGATTTCTTGCAAGTCTCGCGTAATGTCGAATATCGACATAGCCTCAAGTGGTGAGGTGTGGGGTTCTGGATCGCATGGGAATTCAATAAATGGGTTGTATGACGCTGGGAGATTACGCACCATCTTGTAGCCAGACCCCATAAAGCACATCTTGCGAAACTCAGGGATACCATCGCCATCGAAGTCAACCATCGCGTATGCCTCAATGTAGAGGACACGCATCATCATGGGGTTGTTGCTGTCCCCGTAATATTGATTATTTGCAAGTGGAGCGCGAGCTAATGCCTCTTGATTGTCAAATAGGTCTGAAGTACCGATGTAGTCCATTACTTCGTCTTCGTCGTACCCCATGCCGATCAATTCAGCCACAGTCGCCATCTTGCGGTGAGCAATGAAGGCAGATGTTTTAAACGACATTGCTTGACGCGAAAGCAATAGCTCTTCTGGCGGTAAACACACAACATGAATACGCTTGTCGTGTAGTTTTCTCTTGATCTGGACATCATGGATCATCGCTTGTGGCGCTGGTTGTCCAGTCATCGGATCGATCTGCATCGCACCCTGCATAGATTCGTCTGGATAACTCGCCACTATCTTGACATCTGTATCACCCTCTTGCATCACGATCTGCAATGTCTGGTCATCTAGCCCAGAATAATCCTCAATGCGGACAGACTCCCTCTCTTCCATGTAGACCTTGACGATGCCACATTTCCTTACCAGAGCGTCTTTAAATGTGGCGTATGCCACCATAAAACCGTTGTTGTCGTTGTTAAATACATAGTTGCAGTAGTCTGTGGCTTGCTGTGCGTTTTCCACATCCTCTGGACCACGCGGGACAAACTCGACTGTGTTCTCGGTAGAGAAAAACACCTTCATCAAGGACGGCAGCATGGCAGACACGGTGTCGCGCACTTCCATTGCAACGACTTGTGAGCGCCCTTCCTCTTCGTTACCGAAGTGATCACCACGGTAATACTCAGTACCGCGAGCGCGGATAGGAGACAAGTCAGAGTCAATGTAGCTAATTGCGTCTGTGATCTCCAAGCCCATGATGGCTTCTAAGTCGCTGTCTGTCATGGGTGTGAGTGTCGGGTCATTCGGTGACACGATGTCGGTACTCAGTCCGAGTTCATTTGTTAAGTGCATTTTTTACCCTTTTGCAATACGACATACATGGAGTCCACAACTCGCGGAGTCCTTAACAGTTCTTCTTGTGTCAATTTTAGGTCTTGTGCGATGGGATTTAACCTAAATTCCAAGCTCGTCATGTAAAACCGATCTTCCCACCCAAGATACCAATGCCAGTCGGTGTAATAAAGCCACGATTTTTCGTTGAATGCGCGAAGGTGCGTCGGGTCTTGCCACGCGCCATAGCTCAAGTCATACGGCACATGGATGCGCATCTCGCCACCGACCTTGAGTAACTCCTTGCAACTAGTCATTGCACTGACCAGATCGGGCAGGTGCTCCAGCACATCATTCGCAAGAATGGCATCAAACATCTCTGGCTGTATATCAAAGTCTCCAAGCCTTGTAGAGATTGCGTCATTCCAAGGCACATTGCAGATGTCGAGTAACCAGTCGTGCTTGACGCGCAGTTGTATATCTGCGTTGATACAGTCTTCTCGAAAGTCTTTACCAGAACCTAAATTAAGTACCAAAGAATCGTTGTGCATACTGTGGGCGGTGCTCTTTTACCCAAGGCATCGCCTCGGCAGTTAGTTTTTTAGCGTCTTGTCCTACGGTCTGGCTGCCGACATGATGGACATAGGCGCTTGAGACAAAGTGCTCGTAGCCCTGATTGGTGAGGTCTGCGCAGCTCACATCGTCAGAAAACCAGTTGATAGGGGGGAATCTGCCGTGATGCCATGCGTCTCTACTTATGTACGCAAAGATAGGTGCGATGGTGCTGACATGACGAATAAACTGCTCCGACTTGAACCTGCACATCTCTAGCGGATCACCGTCGGGGTTGTAGCGAATGTTCTGCATAGGACGCACAAAGTCACTTCGCGCACCCACCCAGCCGACATTGACCTCCAGCTCGCGGATCACTTCCACATCTTCAAGCAGTCGCTGGTAGCTCGTCGGTGTCAGCACCACATCGTCATTGCAGACGATGCACGCTTGTGCGTACTTCAATGCGTCGTCAATTACTTCGTTGTAATCGTCGCCAAAGTTACGGGGTTCGCCAAAGATGAGTCTTGCGTTCTTGTACCCAGAGACAACGCGCTCAGTACCGCGAAGGTAGACAAATGCCTCTGGTGCGTATTGCTTGATTGACTCAAGCAGAACTGGCAAACCTTTGCCGTTGACAGTCGATATGCAGATTGGGATCACTTCTTAGCCTTGTTCCTTGCGGTGATCGCTTTCGCTTTCGCCTTGGCGTCTGCCTTGCTGGACGCACCCCATGCGTTGAGACTCAAGAGAAGACGGGTCTTTTCACCGTCCTTGTACTCTGGTCCTGCATTACCCGCCATGCGCGCAAGAAAACTCGCACGCCTTGGGTTATCTCCAGACTTGACAGGGGGCTTGAGGTTCATGCCTTCAGCTTTCGCAGAGGCACGACCTTTCGCGTTTAAGCCACCAGTTGGTGACTTACCCTCTTTCCTCTGCCAAGCTGCGCTCACTTCTTAGCCTTCGGCTTCTTGGCTGTTTTAGCTGCTTGCTTGAAGTCGGCAGCAGACGGTGCAGCCTTAGAGCCGACTTTGTTCATCTTCTCGCCAGAGCCAGCAGCGATACGCTTTTGCTTGGCATTGATATTTGCATAAAGTCCCATCTTCATAGCTTAGTCCTTACTTTCAATATTTATGTTGATCAATGCGTCAGATGAGTCGTCCTCACCGTCGCCCATGTCTTCGCTATCGCCTTCGCCCTTATTTGGACCACCAACAACCCATGCGTCACAGGTTCTGGACGCTGCGCACTTGAAGTCGAATATCTCGCAATACCCTAAGTCAGCAAGTTTGATAGTTCCCCACGGGTCTGCTTCGTTGCCAATGCCGTCAGCAATGCACTGCTTGATCTTGTCTGAGACATTGAACGCTGCGCAGTTACCGCAAAGAGACATCTTCGCGTCGTCCACAGTCACATCCCATGCGTCTGCCTTCTTTGCCCAGAACGGGGTGTTTGGTAGTGCTGGGTTCTCAGGACCGTACTTCGCGGTCGTAATCGCCTTGGCGCGGTTTTTCAGATTCAGAGTAATGTCTTGCGTGGGAGCTGGGCAGCTTGATGTATCGTTTTGATTCATCATCTGATCCATCGCGCCTTGTAAGCTCTTGGGGTATGAGGTAGCCATTACATTTTTCCTTTTTTCTGCTTCACGCCAGCAGAAGACAAAGCGATAGCCAAGCCTTGAGCTTTGCTCTTGACGACTGGACCGCCTTTGCCTGAGTGCAGCTTCCCTGCCTTGAATTCATTGTAAACCTTAGAGATTTTCTTCTCTGTCTTGGTCTTTTTCATCATAGCTTTCCCCTCCAAATGTTTAGGTATGTGGATTATGCAACTCTTGAGAGATTTCTTTTCAACGGCTGAGACCATTTTTGGCTTGTATTCGCACCAAACATAGAGACGGCAGCGTCACTCGCAAAGGTCAAGACAAAGGAGTCAGCCTTGTCGGGTGACTTCAAGCCACGCTTTCTGATCTCGTCCTTGCCCTCGACCTGCATCTTTCCACTGGATGTAAAGAAGTACCTGACAGTAGCCAATTCAGCCACTAGCTCCTCGTCATTTGGGATGCGACAGTCACGCGCCTCGAACCACGCTTTTGCCTTGTACCAAAGCTCTGCCCGTAAGTTCCTGTAAGTCGTACCCATCGCTGGGGACTCTGAGACATTGATGCCTCTAGCTGGCAACCCAAGTTCTCGCAGACGGTCTACTACGCCAGCACCAAGTCCAATGCTGTCCACCATGATCTCATGTGGTCTTTGGCTTGGCGGTAGTGCTTCCCACTCTGCGACGACAGCTCCTGTCAGTTGCATCAAGTCTAGGTTTTTCCAAATCTTTGTTGGCTCTATCAATGCATTGCCTTGTCTCTTCGAGAGTGCGGAGCGATCACCACCAAAGCGTGCGACATCCAGACCCCAGATCAGTTTTGCGTGCTGGCTTGTCTCGACATCTCGGTGCTTGGCGAGTTCTATGAGTTCCATCGGGATGATCGTGTCGTCGTCTGACCTTGGAAACTCGCCCAGTACGCGGATGCGGTAAGCGTTACTTTCCTCACCGTAACGCGACTTCATCTCTTCGATGTAGGCTTCGCTCACCCGCGGGGAGTCAACGCAGCTCACCTTCATCGTCACCCAGTCATTGGCGAGTCGGTTCTGGGTGTCGTAGAAAAACCCGCTAGAGCGTACAGGGTTTCCAAGCAGAAGAGTCACGGCATTGTGTCCAGACATCGAGCCAGCAGCAGCCTCGAAGACAGCCTCTGGAATACCAGATGCCTCGTCAGCCACCAGCATCACATTCTCGGAGTGGACACCTTGCAGTGCTTCGGGCTGCTCTGCCCTACTGGTTCTGGCTGAGACGAAGGCTTCGGTTGCTGCTTCCTTGACCTCGATCCTGTCCTGCTTGACTTCCAGCATATCCCTCAAGGTCTCAGGCAATTCCTTCACCCAGCGCTTTAGTTCCGCAAAGAGTGCGTCGTATAGCTGGCTGGATGTGGGTGCGGTGACCACCACCTTAACGGGGTATCTGAGAAGTAGATACCAGATGATCGCCCAGCTCGCTGCTGTGGACTTGCCTACGCCATGCCCTGATCTAACCGATATTCTGCGGTTGCCCTTTGCGATATGCATTAGGAAGGTCTCTTGCCAAGTGTCGGGGTTCGCCTTGAGGACTTCCCTGACGAATAGGACAGGGTTGTTCTTGTAGCGGATGGTGAAGGCAACAAAGGGGTTGTTGTTGAGTTCGTCTTCCCTCTTGTCTTGGATGCGGTCTATTGTTGCCACAACCTGTGGATGTAGTTTCTTTTTTACTGGTGCAGTTGATTCTGTCGTCATGTCAGGATTGTGCCTTGATTTTTTTTATTTTTTTGTGGGAGTGTGGCGGTTTGAGTAGGGGGTAGTGGGGGGGGTGTGGGTTCGGTAGGTGTTTAGGTGCAGTTTCAGCGCGCCCCGTCGCGCCAAGCGAAGGGGGGGGGTAAACCCTAGTCAGTCAGCAGAAAACAGGAAGAAATGAATACTAATATCTACACCTACTTTACACTATGTTCATTATGTAAAGTTATTTTGCTGTTATCCACAGGTTTGTAAGCAACTTTGTGGATAACTTCTGTTGTTTCCACACAAATGTGGATAACTATGGCAACTTCTCTGTGGATATGTCCTCGACCACCTCGACGCGACGCAATGCGTCCAGTCGCATCCCCGACAGGTTCACCTGCAAAGTAGGCGCTTTGCTCTGTGCATACGCTGCTGGATTCCATCTTTCAGCCACCCATTGCCTAGTTTGCACCCGTAATCTAGCCTTTTGTACCTCTTCCACATCGGTTTCGTCAGCAATTAGTATGCTTTCTGCTACCATGTCATCTGCTGCCTTCGCGCGTGCACGCGAGGCAAGACCTTCATTATCGGGTGAATTCAACCATTCTTCAAGTGCAACACGCCCAACACCGAGCGCATAACAGATGCGAGCGATTGGCTGTCCAGCCTCAAGCATTGAGATGATGTGTTCGCGTGGCATCAAGTCAAGCGCTGCCATATCCGCTTTTCGTTTTGGTCTGCCAGCCATCTAAAAGCCCTCCAAGGCATCAAAGCCACTTACACACCACAAAGTATCAACCTTCATCTAAATCTCCTCCAAAGCCCGATTAGCCCTATTTTTGCCTATCTTGCTGGTGTCAAAGACTTTTGCCATAGGTTCACCAGTCAAAACCTCCGACTTCACATCATCAAACCCAGTCGCACCGCCAAGTGGAAACTCCTTCGCGTCCTTGTCCAGCCGAACCATCGCAGCACAAGGCATCAGCACCTTGATCTTCATGGTCTCCTTGAGAACTGGCGACTCCATGATCAACTCCAGCTCTTCCATCGTCCAGATGTGTCTGTTTTGGATGTCGGGTCTGAACTGCTGATACAGCGTCGCGTCGTGATGTGTACCAACCACCACCATCACCGACCCGTCTTGCATCTCATGCTCGACTGCAACTATCGCTGGCATCTCCGACACCTCATGCTCAACCGCCCACGCCTCCAACGCTGCATAAGCCTTAACCATGCCATTGACCGCACGATCCAACTTCATCTCGTCCCTTGACTTCGACGCATCGAACACTCTCTCTGCTTGTGTCCAGAACTTAATCCGAAACTCTGAGTCCACCAACTCAATCAACCTGTTGATGCCCCAACGCTTTTGGTGGTCTCTCTTCACCACAGACAGCTCAACTAACCTCGAATTCATAAATACATCAAAAGCATTCATTGGGAAATCTGGCTGCTTTATCCCTTTAACCAACTTACCAATCGATTTCTTAACCATCTTTTTCTCCAATTCTAAAAATCTAAAAACTGCGACATATCCAAAGAGGGACAGATGGGGTGTATACATACACACCCCATCCATCTGTCCACCTTTTTGGAGTAGACAAATGCATTTCTTGTTGTCCCCTGTTTGTCCCCCATTTGTCCCTGTCCCTCCTCATTATTTCTTCACCAAAGCAACGAAAGATTTAGGTTGTTTTGAGTCCTCATGCTCATCAAACACAGCCCAGCACATATCACCATAAATAGTTACTTTTTGCATTTCCACCAAGTCCAACTTGATGCGTTGCCAAGCCTTCTTTAGCGTCTCTGGACTGACATCACTACCAATTCGAGCCTTAAATTCGTTGCGCCAATGGTCAAGTTTTATGCACTTATTGCGCATCCCGTTGATGGTTTGCATCTCGCCAAACTTGGCTATTGCTTCATGCAAGGAGTTCAAAGCGAGCTTTTGGTTAGTGCCTTTGCCCTTCTTATCTGGCGGTTTGTTGGCGTCTCTTCTGTCGTTTTCTGCCTCGTCGTCGGGTTCTACTGCAAGGCTTGACGCACCTTCAAAGTCAATGACTCCACTTGATCCAGTCGTGACCTCGACCATCCTGAACCCTATTCGCTGCCCGTCTTCACCGTCCTTTTGCTTACTGATATGCAGTATTCCTTTTGGCGGTTGAGCGCCTTCGATCCTTATGATCTCCAACTCTGTGTCCACTGCGCCTAGCAGTGATGAGTGACCGCGGAGTCCCTTGGTTGCGTCCTTACCAGCATGGTGTACGACTAACAGCGAGCACTCGTACTTGCCTTGTATAGCGCCAGCAGCAGTGATGAATGCACCCATGTCCTCACTTGCGTTCTCATTGCCACCGCCAAATGCTCTAGCCAAGGTGTCGATAATGATCAGCTCGAAGTTGATCTCATTGATTGCTTTGAGGTCGTCAATGGCTTGCACCAAGTCCTTCAAGTCGGTCTGACTGCTTCTCAAGTTGACCTGTCGTCTCAGGAAATAGACTGGAGTTCCTGCTGGCGTGCTGTGATGAATCTTTAGGGCTTTGATCCTTGTGCCAATACCGCCATGACCCTCCCCTGCGATGTATAACACTGCACCTTGTTTAGTGATCTCGTTGCCTAAGAACCGTCTACCCGTCGCAATGCACTCCGCAATATCTAGCGCCAAGAATGACTTGAAACTCGCTGGCGGTGCGTATAAAGCCACAAATGCTCTTTGCGGGATAACGCCCTTGACCAACCACTCAACTGGTTCGTCTTCTATGCTGTCCCACGCTTCGAGCTTGAATCCTTCGCGTTGTAGTGGTGTTGCTGGGAGTTCTAACTCTTGCGATGCTGGTGTCTCAGCAACACCAAGCAACCTTGCAGGAGTCGTTACATCATCTTCAGACTGCACGGGCTTGACTTGCTTGGTGATCTCTACCAAGTCCTCTTTGCCCTTGCCGTACTTGTTTACAAACTCGTATGCGTCTTCTTTTGTCTCTTCGAGTCCAAGGTCAACCACTCGGATACTTTTTGTAACCGACTTGAGAGCCTTGACTGCTTTCCTTGCGTACTCCCATCCGACCACATCGTTATCAGGTATGACCGCCACTGTCAGACCTACAAAATATTTGACGACATCTTCTGGGAAGCTGCCAGCACCTGCGTGTGTACAGGTTGCGTATGCACCGATTGATCTGATCGAGTCGGCTGCCTTCTCGCCTTCGCACAAGAAGACTGTTCTGCCTGTCTTTCTTGCAAACTCAATCTCTGGTAGT